GACGGCGGTTCCTAATCATTAACCTCTGGTTCTTGATTAAACCAAGTGAAGCCCTCCTGTTTTCAGGAGGGCTTTTTCTATTTCTGAACTATTTAATATGAATTTTATTTTAAGGAGACTACGATATGAAGCCAAAACAAAAAAGATTATTGGCTAAGAAACTGTTAGCAGAAAAAAATAAAGCCGCAGAAGCAGAAGCAAAGCGTTAAGCCGAAGCAAAAGCAAAGCGTTTAGCTGAAGAGAAAGCTCGCAAGGAAGCTGAGGCAAAAGCGAGAGCAGAAGCTGAAAAGAAAACTGCTACTAGGAAGAGAGCCACGACAAAAAAGAATTCGGAAGACTGATATAATCATTCAACCAATCTGCCCCGATCACTTGGTCGGGGTTTTCTTTTCGCCTGAACTAATTAATGAGACGGAGGATTACTCATGGCTTTCCCTACCCTAACACCCACATCAACTCAATCGGCAATCACACTCCCAGCAACAGGAACTGTGGGAGATGTCCAAGCATCGCTTGCTATTGGGTTTTATACCAGTGCTGCTTTCAATGCTGGTGCGGCTGCTCAAGTTGCCTATACCTATAAAAGATTGGGAGGGGATGTTCTTGATATTGAAATCAAGGCTGAGAATGTCTATAATCACTACGAGGAGGCCGTCTTAGAGTATTCTTATATCGTCAACCTACATCAAGCGAGAAACGCCCTAGGCAATGCCCTAGGAGGTCCTACGGGGTCGTTTGATCACAAGGGCACCATATCTGGTACAGACGATGTTGCTCTCAAATATCCAAAGTTTCAATTTGACTATGCCTTCCGTAATGCCGATAAGTTCTCTTCAGAAGCAATGGTCGGAGGAACTGAGCCAATCTACTCGGCATCTCTCAATAGAGTCTCCAATCAATCAGATTACGACCTTCAATCAATCGTATCTGGTTCTCAGTCAGGTTCAGCGTGGGATGGAATGGGGAACAAGAGGATCAAGATCCGTCAAGTTTATTATGTAACACCAAGACAAATGTGGAGGTTCTATGGATATTACGGAGGACTCAATGTTGTTGGGGATTTCCATAATTATGGACAGTATGCCGATGATTCAACATTCAATGTTATTCCGGCTTGGCAGAACAAACTTCAAGCCATCGCATACGAAGACCATCTCTATACACGGACTTCTCATTACTCTTATGAGATTGTAGACAACAAGCTTAGACTCCACCCAACACCAGATGATGTATCCCCAGAGAAGTTCTGGTTCAGATTCACAGTTGAAAATGATGGTGGAGCCTATGCAACCGGTTCTTACGACTCCGGCGTAAATGGCGTAAATAACATGAACACCATGCCGATGGAGAATATTGCTTTCGACAAGATCAACTCAATCGGTCAACAATGGATTCGTCGCTTTGCTCTCGCCCTGTCCAAGGAGACTCTCGGACAAGTTCGAGGAAAGTTTGGAGGAAGCGTTCCAATCCCCGGAGATAATGTAACTCTTAATGCCTCAGACCTTTTAAGCCAAGCACAAGCAGAACAACAAGCATTGCGAGAAGAGCTTAACAAGCAGCTCGATGAGATGCTTTATGCTAAACTTGCCGAGACCGACAAAGCAATGATTGATAACATGGACGCCATCGTCGGAAAGACTCCTTTGAAGATCTTTGTGGGGTAACTAGATGTCGAACGAATGGGAAAGACCAACGCAACCACCAGCTCCATTGTTTCTTGGAGAGAAAGAGAAGAACCTTGTTAAACAAGTCAATGACGAGATCATTGAACGAGTTGTCGGACAACAAGTCCTTTACTTCCCCATCGACATGGAGACAACCAACTTCCACCCTCTCTATGGCGAGGCCATTGAAAAAAACTTTCTCCATCCAATCCGAGTGTATGCTCTTGTTGAGTATCTTGGAGTTGAGACATCATTCTTGGAAGGCGTCGGTATCGACAAGACAACAGGATTAAAGGTCAATTTCCACAAGAGAAGATTAACTGAGGATCAAAATCTTTATGTAAGAGAGGGAGACTTTGTTCGATATGGTGATATTTACTACGAGATAGTGAAGATAAATGAACCAAAACAACTCTTCGGACAAATTGACTCAAGGTTCGAAGTAACAGCAGAATGTATCAGAGCGAGAGACGGATTGTTTAATGCCAACTAAAGAAATAACATTGATGCCTTCGACCATAGAGACGATAGACACAGCCATTTATAATTTGATCAACGAAGGTTTTGATCTCCACACATCAACCAACAATGGCTTCAAGAAGGTGCCCGTGCTTTGGATCTCTCCCGAGAGAGCATTCAACTCAAAGGACAAAGACATTCGAGACTCGGTTGGAAAACTTAAGCTCCCATTGATAACCGTTGAGAGAACCTCAATGTCTAAGGATCCAACATTCAAAGGGGCATATCAAGCAAACGTCTTTCCTGCGACGAGTGGTCCGAGAGGATATAGAAAACATCAGAGAATGGTGTCTCGAAGGATATCTCAGAAGGCAACGAGAAAATTCGCATCAGCCAAGAGCGGAAAATTCAATGGACAAGAAAACTTCCCAGTTGACAATAGTAAAGTAGTCTATGAAGAAGTCTATGCTCCAATACCCGTCTGGATCAATGTTGGATATTCGATTAAGCTGAGATCAGAATACCAACAACAGATGAACGACCTTGTAACCCCATTCGCAACAAGAACAGGAAACATAAATTCTCTCCTTGCCGAACATGACGGACATCAATACGAAGTGTTCATTGAAGGAGACTTTACTCAAAACAATAACGTCAACAATCTTGCCGAGGACGAAAGATCGTTCGATACAACAATAACTCTTAAGGTGCTTGGGTTCTTGTTGGGCGACGGAGAGAACGAGGAAGCACCAAAAATTGTGACAAAAGAAACAGTAGTTGAAGTCAAGATCGTAAGGGAAAGATCAATCGTCGGAGATAAAAAACCATGGGAGTCTGACGACGATGATTTTAGGAACTTTTAAAAATGACTTTCGCATTTACTTCAACTATTTAATAGGAAATATGATTTTATAATTTTAAGGAGAACAGTCAATGGCTAAAAAATTTGATTTTCTTTCACCCGGAATTGAGATCCGCGAGATTGACCAAAGTTTCATCCCTGCCGAACGAGAAGCAGAGGGTCCAATTATCATTGGGCGAACAAGAAAAGGACCTGCTAACAAGCCAGTGAGAGTTCGCAACCTTGACGACTTTGTATCTGTATTCGGTCTCCCAGTTCCCGGAGGAAACGGTGCTCAAGGTGACATGTGGCGAGACGGAAATATGTCCGGCCCAACCTATGCATCTTATGCAGCCCAAGCTTGGCTTGCTTCCGAAAATTCCCCAGTTACTGTTGTTAGAATCGCTGGAGATCAACACCCTCAAAACACTGGTGTTGATGCTGCGAAAGCTGGTTGGAGCCTTAGTGGATCAATCACTTCAAGCAGAGCAACAAACTCAACAGCCTATGGCCTTTTCCTTATCGCTTCTGCATCAGCGAATACAATGACTACTGGATCTCTTGCTGCTGTTTTCTACGCCAACAAAGGATATCTTGCTCTTTCAGGAGCTGCTGCTGCTGATGGATCACAAGTTGAAGAAGCTGGAACTTTTGTAAAGAGCACTGGTAACAACTGCGAATTTAAGCTGGTTATCGGAGATGAAAGCTCAAGCAAAGAAACTTTTTCCTTTAACTTCTCGAGAAACTCGGCTAACTACATCCGCTCAGTATTCAACACCAACCCTCAGTTGGTTAACGAAGACACTGTTGTAGCTGCTCAGAGAAAAACCTATTGGCTTGGTGAGTCATTTACTCGCGAAGTCGTTGATCTTGGTATCGACACAGCATCAGCTGGTACGGTTTATGGTGTTCTTCTTCCTCTTGAGAACTCTGATGGAAACTGGGGAGATCACAAGGAAGCTTCTGCCGAGTCTTACAGTGGAATGGTAATTTCTCAAAAGTCAACAAATCAAGTTGAACTGTTCCAATTCAAGTCTCTTCATGTTGGAGAAGACATCCAAAAAGATTATATGATCGCAATTGAAGACATCAGAGAATCAGCCAACCCTGTTGTTAATCCATATGGAACGTTCACTGTTGCCGTTAAGAACATGTCCGGACAAACTATTGAGAGATATGTAGGATGTAACCTTAATCCATCTGATCCAAACTTCCTTGGCGCAAGAATTGGAGATCAATACCTTAGCTGGGATGAGACAAACCGTCGTTATAGAACTTACGGTGACTACCAGAACCAATCAAACATCATCTATGTTGATATCAAGCAATTCATCAAAGATGGTGGTGGTCAAGGACTCCTTCCTGCTGGTTTCAAAGGACCTGTTCGTCCAAAAGGGTTTACTCTTGTTTCTGGCTCTTCTGCTGCTAACACACTGGCTACGACTGCTTCTGCTTTCGCAGAGGCTTTTGTAAAAGGTAACGATTCTGTGCCAAACACCGGTGGTGATGCTGGACAATTCGTTGCTGGTCCAACCGCTTTCACCGCCTCTTTCTTGTTCCCAGCAATCGCTCTTCGTGGAGACGGAACAGAAGGTGGAGCACCAGACCCATACCGAGCATACTATGGTATCCGTCCAAAGGTTACCACCACATCAACTCAAAACGATCCAGATTACTGCGATTACTTGAGAAGACTCCCTGCTGGTATCAACAACTTTGCTCCTGCTGCGAACTATGAACACTCGTTCATTTTTACCTTGGATGACTTGGTCGTTAATACCACCAACAACACCGTAACTTATACTTCTGGTGCTTATGCTGATGGAACATCATATACCGCCTTGAACGATTTTGGATCTTTATTGGACCAAAACGTGCGCCAATTCTTGATGCCTCTTCACGGTGGTTTTGAAGGGTTTGATATAACCGAGAA